CAGCATTTCTAATATTAATTAATTTCTTTTCAAGGATTGTGTACTCACCCCATTGTTTTATTTCACTTTCTAGTCTTCCACAACCTTTACAACGGTCATCTCCAAACTGTCTAGTAGTACACCAACCCACACAAGGATTGTCTGATAGGCTTTCACATTCACCTGTTAACGTTGCTAAAATACTCATAAAAACTCCTATAGCCTTGATAATATTGCACTTTTTATATTAAGTGTCTAGTTTTTTAAGTTCTTCTTTTAATCTATTTTCGTACCATTCGGCTTTATCCAAATCTTGTACGCCGTTTTTATAACGAAATCTCCATCTGTATTTTAAAGAGTTCCCGCGTAAATACCCAATAAACTCTTCAGAGCTGAGCATGGCCCGTATAGCGTCAATACATTCTATGTCTCCTTGATTGTAATGTTTAGGGTTGTTTACTAAGTCTTCTTTCATAATAATTTTTTTTGTTTGTGCAGGCACACGTTGTTAACACCATTAATAAAAGATTCTTTAGACATTGATTTTTTTAATAAATCTTTGTGAGATATCCATGCTTCACGGTCGTCTTCAGTTACGTACACTCCTGCTGGGGATCCCAGGGCAATGTACGCAAGATGATTATGCGATTTAGCTCTAGCTAACCATAGTCTTTGTAGTTCACTTAAGTTTATCTTAACTTTAGTTTCTTGTTTAGTAGGTAACTTAGGCTGGTATTTATATTCTACATACATATAACCAGTAGGCCCTGAATAGTAAGCGTCAGGCACACCGCCTTGAAATTTATCTGATATTTTCCATACAAACACTTTAGTGTTTATTTTTGAGTGTATAGATTTAATAAATGAGTGTTCGTTCATAATAAAGAATGGGAGGGCGGTTGGGTAATGAACCCAACTCTTATACTCGACTCATGAAGCCCCCCACCCATGAGAAACTACGAAGCCACTGTAGTACGAGTTTTATCGTACAACTCCTTGGCTACATTGTAGTCACCTTCTTGAGACCAACCAACTTCTACAACATCCAAATTGTAGAATTGTTGACCAGCTCTGTTAGCTTTCTTAACAGACTCAAGTTTCCATAAAACAGAGAATCTATCTCCGCCTTTAGTTTGAATTTGCGAATTCCAAGAACGTGAAACACGTAGCTTAGAAGAAGAGAAATCCATTATAAAAGGCATGCCTAATTCTCCAGTTTTAGGGTTCTTTTCGACTAACATGTGCGAATGCGTTTGTATTACATCATGTTGATCTGGGTCCATACTTTGTGCAGACATAAAATCCATAGCTGATTGCAAGGTTTTATAAGTACCTATTAATCCACCACCAAACTCACGTTTTTTCCACACTACAAAGTCTTCAGTAAACCTAACATTAAGAACATACATTTCTGTGCCGTATATTTCTTTTGTTATATTGTTTACAAAATGCCCTGGTTTAGCTCCATCTATGTATTCGCTGTGATTCTCGTCAACTTCGTTATTAAGTTGTTGTAACAATTTTACACGAGGAGTTTGCAGATGTTCTGATGACACCTCTTCGTTACCGAGACCAGCAGCAGCTTTTACATGCGCAGGAACTTTATCAGAGACTAAGGATATTTCTTGTTTTTCCATTATTATTTTTTCCATTTTTCATAGTTATTATTAAGTACGTGTTCGATAATTAATACGAATCACGTCCGTTGCTTTTACGCCTGGAACGTTAATTCCAAGAGTTAAAAGTTCTCTAAATGCTTGTGCGCTAAGACGTCTGTGTAAAAGCTCAAATTGCTCAGTAGCAAGTATGTGCTTGTATATTTGGTCCCAATCTTCTGCGCTAGGCATTATTTCTGTTTTAACAGAGACTGTTGCTCGATCATTTGCTGTTCGGTCAATACCTTGATCTTCCATAACAGATACTAATTTAGATTCTAAATCTTCTTTAGTTCGAGTTAATTCTTTTTTCTGTGTGTCTAGAGTATTTATAGCTTCTCTAGTGTCAGCTAGTTTGTTTATTAGTTCGTTTATATTTTCTTTCATAATTAATGTTTAGTTATTTCTTTGGTGTTATACAAAATGTTGATAGATTCAGCGAGGCTCAAAGCCTCTTCTCCTGCATTATCTATAATAGATGTAAACTCAGAGTCGGAAGCAGGATCTTGATCAGCTAAGTTATTAGCCATACAAAATATTAAAGCTGCTGCTAAAACTTCATTTGAATACTGACTAAGACACAAAACTTGAGTCTGTATGTCCTGGCCTAGGTATGTTTGTTTTTTCTTGCTCATTGTATAGATTACATAATACTGTTAATAAATTTTCCATTCTATCTAATTTGGTATCTAATTTTTTATATACTGTTTCTTCCCAAGTATCTCTTGCTGAGATAAGTATAGTCTCGGTTTTTTTAGTTTGTCCTGCTCTATATACTCTCCTGTTAAATTGTTGAAAATGTTCTGCATTATATGTAGGGCTACACCATATACATGTTGTTGCTTTAGTAAGTGTTAACCCGTGACCTGCAGATTGTGGGTGGGCAAATAATACTTTTATTTGACCTGCTTGAAACCTTTGTACAATATCTTGTCTTTTAGTAGGTGGTACGTCTCCATCTATTACTTCGTAAGTAAACCCTCTTTTTTCTGCTAATTCAATTAGATGATCACGTTCGTGTTTCCAATTAAACGCTACTAATGAATGTTGGCGTACATCTAGTAGATCCATTACTAAGTCGTAACGTTCTTGATGAACAAATTTATATTGTCCTCCTTCTGTATATACAGCCCCACTAACAAGTTGTAGTAGTTTTTTAACTCTAGCGCTAGCGTTTATAGCGGTAATAGTACCTTGTGCTGTAAACAATACTGATTCATTAGCTAACGTGTCGTAATCTTCTTTTGTTTGTTTACTTAAATTTGTATAGATAGTTCTAGTTATATTTTCTGGTAGATCAATACAATCTTCTAAGTTATGTCTAATAGTTATATCTCTTAGTCTGTCTGCTACAGCTTCTTCAGAACCAGGTTTGTCTATCCATACATTAGCAAACCCATTAAATTTAGGAGTACAAACTTGATTTCTAAAAGAAAAAAACCTAGCTCCTAAACGTTCTCCATTATCTATAAGTAAAGCAGGATGCCATATATCTAATATTGTATTGCTATTTGGTGTACCTGACATTGCAATTCTATAATCAAATTGTTGAATTAATTTGTTTAAAGCTTTACTACGTTTTGAAGTTCTGTTTTTAAAAGCTGTAAATTCATCTATACAAATAGTATCAAAGTCTTCTAATAGTTTAGGATTTTTAATTAAAAAATTAACAGCTTCAAAGTTAGTTACTATTATGTCGTAGTCTTTATTCTCAAATANTTTCTGTCTGTTTTTAGCATAAGCTATACCAGGTTTTAACGTTGGTTGAAATTTTAGTAAGTCATCTACCCAAGCAGCTTCTAATATAGATAAAGGAGCTAGGACTAACATTTTGCTACCGCGTTTAGCAAATGCGTCTAAAACAGCTCTAGTCTTACCAGTACCTGGATCTGAAGTTATTAAACATTTAGGGTTAGAAAGGATAAAATTTGTAGTAGCGCTTTGGTGCGCATACGGATTAGGTATATTCATATTTGTATTTATTATTTAGTATTTGTATTTGGTATTTATAAGTACTTTAACATAAAAGTACTTATAGTTCTACTTAACTCCCCACTCACACAAAGGATGTTCACCATTTTTATAGGAGCACCATTTACAACTGTAAGAAGAAGGGTTAGGTGGAAATTTAGTAGCAGAAGTCATATTTAAAGCTCTGTTATTTATGTTAGGCATAAACATCATAGCTTCTTCTCTTGTATAAGCTTGAAGGCTAGTTTCTTTTTGGTCTAAATACCACAATTCAGTTTGTACATGCTCAAGCTCTGGGTATTTAAAAAAACTTCCTATGGCATAAGTTAAAGCTTGTTGACCATGAGCTATTTCATTCCCGAATTTTTTACCTGTTTTATAGTCTATAACTCTTGCTGATGTAGGAGATTCGTGGACAATAGCATCTAATTTAATTCTAGCCCATACTTCTTTAGCCATCCAATCACAAGCTTTCCAGTCAATTGTAAATCCCCATTCACCTTCTAACTCTACTTTTCCTTCTACGTAAAGGCTCTTAAGTACTTCAAATTGGTTTTGAAATTTTTTCAAAGTATCAGGCATTTGTTCTATTTTATTTTGTACAAAGTCTTCAGCCTGAAGGTGTATCTGTGAACCACGGTCAGCTGCTGGTCCATAATCTTCTTGTATCTTTTTAACTTTTGCTATGTATATCCTATAAGGACATGTTTCATAAGTTTTTAAAGATGAATAAGACCAAGCAGGTATTAATCCTAGTTCTTTATTTTTTGAACTATTGTTTTCTATGCTTGATAGATCGGGTCTAACATCTTGTGTAAGCTCCATAAAAATTCCTAGTTTATTAATGCTGTTTTATCTTTTTGATCAAAATGTGTATCTATTAAAACATTTTTTTGGTCGTCTGGTAAGTACCAAACTAAAACTACACCTCTAGGTGCTGAAGATGATTTATCTGCTCCAACTCTTTTTCTGCCTGCTTTTACATTGTATCTAGACATAGCTTTAGAAAAATCTCTTGCTGACATTCTATTTTTGCTGTCTGTTAATACGTCATACACTAATTTAAAATGTTGCATAGGTATGACTATTTCTTCTCCTGTTTTAGCTACCCAATCTTTTACGTAGCGTTGCGCTATAGATATGCTTCCTGCATCAAATGTATTTGCTAATGGTATGTCTAATACTTCGGTAAAGTACTGTAAGCTTTGAGTTTTTATAGCGTTTGCAAATTCTTCTAAAACTGACATGCTTACTTCTCTCATTTCTTTTTTAGCGTTATTCTCTAAAACAGTGTGGGCCATACGAGCATCAACTACAAACGAATGTAAAATTCCAGAAAAGTTGTACAACTCTGTGGATAACTTATCTATGTTTGTAAGCATTTCGGGGTACTTTTCTTCTAGTTTTTGTTCTTGTCTAGGAGTAACGTTATAACGTCTGTCACCTTCTTCTATACGTACAGCATCTGCTCTGTTAGTTAGAAATATAAAATTACAAAAACTTGGCAGCTCAATTTGATTTGTACGCATAGCTCGTATAGTAAGTGTAGGTTCTGTTATTTGATGTTTTAACTTGTCAGCCATTTTTCCTATGTTGCCTGAGTCTCCCATTCTAAATTCGTCTACAACTAAGAAAAGAGCTGTACGCATGTACAAATTAAACTGTTCTTCTATATTTTCTAAAGACCTCATAGGTACTTGTTGTTCCCCGAATAACGGCTTTAAAACTTTTTGTATAAGTACACCTTTACCAGTACCAGGTACTCCTGTAAATATCCAAGCAGTCATACTTTTTTGTTTTTCTTGGTATATATAAGCTAACCAATTAACAAAATGTTCAAACTCTGTAACTCCGTCGCCTAATACATGTTTCATTAATTTAGATATATTAGGACAAGAAATAGAAAGTTGTTCAAAAGCTTCTCCATAATTAGTTTCATTTATATCAGAAGGATTTAACATATAAGAAGTTCTTCTATACATGTTAACAAAGAAAGGGGCCTTAGATAAATTGATACCTTCTTCAGACGAAGGATCAAATACAACTCTTGCGTCAGGAACAAAATCTGGCATAGGGCCGTTGTGCGTACGCATAAAACCTTCAAGACTAGTTTTATTTGTAGGAGTTAAAGGAAACTCATCTGTAAATTGTTTTTTACCTTTATCAAACAAACCGTTGTAATACGTATCAGTAAAGAAATCTCTTAGTATTACAGGTTTTGCAGGAGCAGTATCTTCTTTGATTATATTATCAAATATATACCTATAGAATTCAGGGTCGGCCTTTTCTATTTCCCATATAGGTTCTCCTTTAAAGTTGTACATATAATAAGGATTAGTAATTAAGAAATAATAAGCACCGCTATCTCCTCCATTAACATTACAATTTACATACGGTTCAGAGATCCGTGAGACTTGTATGTTCATTTTGTCAGGGTTTTGTAATAGTTCTACAAATTCGTCGTTAATAGTTAAGTTTGTAGTTTTAGTAGGTTTTTTACGTAAACCTATTTTTGCTCTAAGACTGTCTTTAATTTTGTTTTCTATTGTATGTATTTTTTCTCTATTTACATCTGATATTAAAGAACTTATATCAACAGTAGGTTGTTTTCTAGTTATACGTACAACGCGATTACCATCTATAGGGTCTTGTACGTTATTAAATTTAGGTTTAGATATGTAAATTAATTTTGAATTATCAGCGACTGAAGTATCTAATGGGTAACAGAGTGAATGCCCGTTAGAAGATAAAGTTAATTGATCAGCTAATAAATCAATTTCGTAATTTAATGTTTTTAACCAATTTTTAAGTGCTCTAGGATAAACACCATTTTTTAATACAAAAAATATATGTAAAGATATTTTATTACCTTTAAGACCTAAACTAGCACTAGCTTGTGTTATGTAAGACACATCTTCAAATTCAGCTGGTAGTAAAGCAACAAACTGTTCTGATATATTATGAATATCATGAGACGTGATTGCTCCTCGTATATTTACTCCTGGTAATTCAATGCCGTCTAAATCAAATACAAGCAAGTCAGTCATAGCATTTCTGTCTGCTACTCCTGCCCTAGATTGACTCTTTAATTTTTTATTTAATCTACCTTTGTGTAAACAATGACCTTTAGAACTGTGTTCTGTAATAAGTCGTTCAAGTTCTTCTATTCCTTCAGGTGTTTTTTCAAGTTCGTAATGATATGAAGTAAAGCTTTTGGCTAAAGGGTAAGGGGTTGTTTTGTCTTTTGATATTTCTTTTACAAGCGCTTCTTTAGCGCTAAGAAAAATTAATTCCATGTCTATCTCCTCCAAGAGTAAGTGTTAATCTTTGACGTTGTATATCTCTTGTCTATCTATTTTTATATTATTTTCGGCTTCAAATGCTAACTTAACTTGCTTGGAACCTAATGATGTAACTACGATTTTAACTAAAACGCCTTCCTCGTTGTATATTACTACAGACTCTTTTTTTCTTCGAGTTAAAATTAAATTATTCATTTATCGTATTTTGTGCTGAATCCTCCTTCAGCATCAAGAGGTATAGTATGACACCAATGAGGTGCTGTTGTCATTACACCTAGCATATAATCTAGTTCTGCTTGCGGATCATCTACTTGTTTACAAGTTATTATCTCGTCATGGACTTGAAGAACTACATTATCTAGTTTTAACATAGCATCAGTAATAACTATACGAGCAAGAGCTTGGATTATATTTTCTGTAAGTTTAGGTCCATACAAACGTTCAGTTCTTTTATAAGAGTTGTATATAAAACCACCTTCAGCTGGTGCATAAGTAAGATTAGGGTATTGTAAATACATATCATTTGGCAACTTTAAACAGTTATGTCCTATGGTCAACGGTCCGTAACCAGAACCTTTTTGGTACTGATCTCCCATAGAAAATAATAATTGTTTACACATTGCCCACAGCCTCGTTATGTTTGGGTAAGAACCTCTGTATATTTCTACAATACTCTTAGCTGTTGCATCTGTTACATCTACAGAAGGAGAGCCAGTCTTTAATGTATACTTAAATCTTTCCCAGCCCATACCATAACCAAGGCCTAGTATTGCAGTTTTACCTACATAACGTTCTAATTTGTCAGACTTAGTAATTGGTCGACCATATATTTCAGATGCAAACTCGCAATATACGTCTCTGCCGCCAGCAAAAGCATCTATTAAGTCAGCTTCTTTAGCTAACCAAGCTAACATTCTTACTTCTATATTTGATAAATCACCAATAAAAAGTAATTTTCCTGGAGGAGATTGTAAAGCAGTACGTAAAGCAGAGCCCCGCGGTAAGTTTTGTAAATTAATCTTTTCTGTACCGCCAAACCTACCAGTATGTGCTGCGTAATAACGTAAAGGTACGCCGAAACTTCCGTCTTTATTAGTTGAATTTATAAAGCGCTCAGCCCTTGTTTCTTCTATTCTACTTTTTACAGCTTCTCTAGCTTGCCATACATGATCTAACTCTGGATGACGCCTACACATTTGTACGTAAGCTAAATCTGTTTTACTAAATGCTGGTATCATTTTACCAGTATTAGGAGATTTTTTAGTTGGTACTGTTATACCAAGGCTTTCAAGATACTCTGTAAATTTATTATTACTAGCAAGAACATCTCTTGTAGTGCCTGAACTTTCTATTTTATCTAAAGAATCTTGTTTATGTTTGTCTCTATGAGCCTCTAACATTGGGATATCTAAAGTCAATTTAGGTTCTACAAACATACGAGTAGTAAGATCAATAATGTCTAATTCTTTTTGTGGAAATCGTTGTATTAAACTGTCAAATATTTCTTTTGTAAGTATTACGTCTTGTCTACAATAACCAGCTATGTCGTCTTCTAGACTAGGGGGTAGATCACGAATTCCTTTTGCAGTTACTAGTTCATCTCCTTTACGTAAAGTAGGATCGTTTGGAAATAAACGTTCAGCTACATCTTTTAGTCGAGCACTTTGTCCAGGGTACAAACCTCTACTCATTGCAGCTGTATCGTAATAATAAGCAGGTGTAACGTTGTAATATTGAGTTAATATATAAGCATCAAAAGGAGTGTTATGACATATAACTGCTGTGTCAGACCAGTCTATTTCTTTAAAGTAATCTTCTACGTCATCTCTAGAAAACCATTCAGTTAGACCGTCGTCTAATTTACATCCTACACCCCAAACAGTAAATTCATCTGAATTAACATATTCCATTGTAGTTAGTTTTGTTAAGGAAAAATTAACGTCAAAAAACGTTTCGAAATCTAATGTAAGTATTTTCATTTATTACCCTCCTAGGTAATGTTTGTACAAACTAGCTAGAGCTGCTAAAAATTTGTACTCAGTTGTACATTGGGGATATCTGCTAAGTATTTGATTTTGTTAAACATTTTTAAACATCATGTCTATTAACGTTCTTCTTCTGTGTGGACTTGGTAAATCATCTATAAGAAGATCAGTACCACTTTTATAAAATTGCTTTCTTCCGTCATTATATTCTACTGTTCTTATACCATTATTGGAATGTAAATATTTAATTTGTTTACGCCATTCTTCTAAAGCAAGAAGACCTTTTTGTTTTTCTACTTCATCAGTAAATTGGGTCATCTTCTACCTCCCTATTATTTAGATATCTCGATAGTTCTATATAATTTGTATGTTTATCTTCACTTAATATTTCGCACATTTCTTGTATAAGTTCATCTCTGCAAACAGATTTATCCATAAGTAATTTATATTCAGGGTTTAAATTAATTATCTTTCTAGGTAAATCGTCAGTAAGACTTTTTATTAACAGTTTAGTTTTTACAAGTTCAGGGTATAGATCTATAATTTGTTCTACTTTGTATACTAAATCTCCATATCTTTCTTCTAAGTCCATGTAATATTCTTTTAATCTTGCCATATTTAATCCTGCCATAATATTTTTTAATTGTTAAAAGGGGTCAACGTTTACGGCTCATGGCTTTTAACCATATTTCATATTCATCTTTTTTTGCACGTTCCCAACCTATATCTTTTCTGTGACACATATTAAAAGCTGCTGCTAATCGCACTCTTTTAAACTCTACGTTTCTGGGATTTTTGTAGTTGTAACGAATTTTGCTACGTTTTACGTACACATAAGTAGACAATTATATTCTCCATAATTAGTTGACATATGCTATAAACTGCTTATGTTAACTATAAGTACATAAAGTACTTTGTTTAATATTATATAGGAAAATAAAAATGGCAACTTTTAAATCTCCACAAGTTGAAGGTCATCAGGTTTTTAAACCTTTTCCAGACGGCAACTTAGGCGTTAGATACGCTAAATTAAATGTAACAGCAGCTGTTAATGCAGCTGACGTATATCAAATGGTAGACGTTTTTGCTGGTGAGACTGTTCACGATGTTAAAATTAAAGCGAGCGATTTAGACGCTGGTACTGCTTTAGTATTTGATGTTGGTGATGACGGTGATGTTGACAGATTCATAGATGGTTCTACTGTTGGCCAAGCTGGCGGAACAGACCATGAAGATGCTAACGGTGCACCTCAAGCTTATACTGCTGATAATACAGTTGATATTCTTTGCACAGTAGCTCCAGGTACTGATGTTGCAACAGGCACATTAGAAATGTGGGTTTACGTATCATAAGGTTTTCTCTCCTCCCATGAGAAACTAAACCCGTTATGAAAATAGCGGGTTTTTTTATGGGTAAAAATAATTAAATACGATTAATTAATATGTCAGATATTAATAAAAGAGCGGGTAAACAGCCTAAAGTTAGGCATAAAATAGTTACGAGTTTTGCGGTTTCGATCACGATGGTCCTTGAAATTGAAAGTTAATAAAAAGCAAAAGCATTATATAATATTCATATAACTTATTAAATAGCATAAATTAAATTAATGTACTAAATCTTCTTTTGTAGCCTCTGTTTTGTCCAGTTTTTTATCTGAATCATCATAATCTTTCATATTGCTTTCATAAGCTGCAGCCATAGCAGATGATAATAAACCAAATAATGTTCGTCTGTCTGGAGCAGTATCTATAGCAACGTCGTATAACAAACTTATTGTTGTATGTAGAACTAAATTTAAAGGTATTTCTTTATCGTTAAATTTTGTTAGCAACTGAGTTATGTGTTTTACAACATAATCCATATCAGCTCGTAAATCTTTTTCTTTTTGTGATGACATAATATTCCTTGTTAATTAATAGTGTCCCATGGCTTAGCATCTTTAACAGAGACTTTGCATGGGTGAAATGCAAAGCTGTACTAGCAAGATGCTAAACTTAAGTCAGAACAGGGACTGGTCCTGTGATTAACGCTAGTACATTGAGACTGTTATTTTTTCCAATCAGGTTGGACTTCTTGCCAATGAACACCCGGCACATTAAGCACACGTTTGTATACTTTAATGGGTGTTTTTTTGATAGCTAGTCTTTCGTGTACCATAGTTTTTTTCATAACAAATAAAATTACAGTAACAACTAAACCACCAATCATTGCAGCAGCCATACCCGAGAAAGTACCCATAAAAGAAAGTATGAGTACTGCTGTGATTAAGACATCAAAGAAGATGTCCATACCTATAGTTTTTTTACCGCCTAATTTAAGCGCTAATAACAGAAGCCCTAACGCGCTCCCTATACCTACGAGTAACATCATTTCTGTCTCTCCAAATTAAATAAGCCATGTAGGCAAATTGAATTGCCTCGAGCAAAATCCACAATATTGTTGTGGCTGTAGCGACTACACTTTGCATTCTATAAACTCCTATAATATAAATAACCTAACAAACCTATTGCGAATACAATAGAACTAATTATTACTGTGTAATAAGCGACAAGAGCTAGTAACATCAATAATAATATGACTAGACTTCCTGTTATCAATGAAGATCTATAATCTTCTATGAATTCATTTACTTTTTCTTTAATTTTCATAAGCTGCCTCGTTTAACACTTGATCCATATAGATAACTTCACCAAATGGAGCGTCGTGTTTTACAGTTGTAATCCATAACATAGGAAAATCAGGCTGAACTTCTGGGAAATCGCCTTCTAAATCTGTGAAATAGACACAAGCTGTAGTTAATGGATAGTTCTCTTCTACGTATTTAATACCAGGTACAAAGCTAGTACCGCCTCTACCTTTGTATTCATACGTAAGTGGGAGATCTTCTCGTGTGTATGTAACTGCTGAATTTACTTCAGCGTCACATTGTATAAAGTTAATAGCAGATGGGTTCAGCTCTTGTAATATAGCTGAGGTTTCACTACTAAAAACTTTAAGTTCATCGTCTGACACGGATCCAGAAGTGTCTACGATTATGGAAATTTCTCCTAAAGAAGGGCTGTACAAACCGGGTAAGTACAACCCTTGGCCGATAAAACGTCTGTTAAATCGTACCCAGCTGTAATCTGATTTGTCTGTACTTCTAAAGAATCTAAATAATACTGTTCGCCAATCTACTTGAGGCTGTAGTATGTCTTCTATTAAGCTTTCCATACTGCCAGGTAACTTGCCTCTTGCTTTAGCTTCATTGGCTGCTGATCCAATAGCCACGGTCCACTCTGTTTCTTGTCTAGGAGCGTTACTACCTTTAACAATTTCAGGATGATCAAGCACACCACCTGATCCGCCAGGGTCGAATTGATCTTCGTCTTGCTCTGGTAACATTGTATATATGTGATCTGCTGACATACCTGCGTATTGTTGGTCCCATAATCCACCTGGTGGTAATGTAAAACCAATATCTATTAGACTTAAATTTATATTGTGATCACAAGCAACATTCCATTTAGTGTGTTGTCTGTTTTGTCTACGTAACATATGCATATATACACAATGCATAACTTCGTGAGCTAAAAAACCTACACGTTCGAATTGATTTAATTTTAAAAACCAATGGGGGTTGTACAAAAGTGAAACACCATCGGTTGCACCTGTAGGAACTTTAGTTGTTTCTACGGGTCTAAGTCTCATACATAAAGTGCCAAAGAAAGGTTGATCTATAATTAATCTTGCTCTGGCTTTTGTATATTCTGTTTCTGCTAACATTTTTTACTCCTTGCACGTCTTTCACGTGCTTTTTTGTTGTTATGGTCTCTGACTGATTGATTTACAGAATCAAAACTTTTAAATAACTCTTGATGTACAATTTTTGCGTCTGCAGCTGGTAGTTTTGTAAGTAAAACTAAATCTGATTTTTTTACCATCCATACGGCATGGTGCATTTTATCGGCAACTTTCTTATGAAATTGCCAGTCAACAGTACCATGGTCATCAGAATCAAATTGAAATATGTAATCAGTTTTTATAGTTTTGTTCATTTTAAATAAGTAATTACTAAATCTACGCTTTCAACTGTATCTATCCAATAAAAAGTTATATAACTAAGACAACTAAATGTAATTAAAATGCTACTAGTTACTGCATATCTTTTCCAATTTGCCTGTAATAAATCTATTGAGGTATCAATAAAATTAAAAATCTTTTGTCTTTTAGATATTTGTTTTTTTCTTGCCATGTCTACTCCTTAAAATTTTATCCAAACAAAAACTGCTAATAACCCAATCAAAGATAAAAAAATAAATGTAATAGAGGTTATTTCTATAGTTTTTCCTAATTTATTTAGATAAATCCAATCCTGTTCAGAATTAAACTTTTCATCCTCATAAATATACTTATCACGCGGAAAAGGTCTTTTAGACATAGGTTCAAATATTACGTTGTCTATTGAGACTAACTGTTCTTCTTCTATTTGTTTAATTTTTTCTTTGTTCATAGCTTTTACTTCCGAGCTATCAGGCGCCCAAGTTCGTTTTTTAATACCTAACATTAATCTAATAAACTAGAAGTTAAGATAGAAGTGTTAAGGTCTGTTTCCATACCTTCTACAAGTGCACGTCTGTCTTCGGCTGCTTGTTTACGTACAGAACGTTCATTAGCTTTTTTAAGCGCATCTTCTGGTATAAGCGATGCACCGGCAGGCCAAGCTTTAACAAACTGATTAACGGTTACACAAGAATCTACAATGGTTTTAACTTGATTAATATGTATTTTAAGAGAGTCTTTAACAGTTAAGTTGTACTCTAGTATGTCTAGTATAGGTTTATAATTTTCATTAATTTTTAGTAATGTGATATCACCAGCATGCCTAAAAAAGCGTTTGTTACTAGATAAAGGTATAGTTAGATTACGATATAAAGTATCAAATTCTGGCCTCCAGTCAAATCTGTGCGAGCTAGCTTGATCAGGGAAAGCACTTAAATCAACGCCTTCTAATTTTAAAGTTATTATAGAGTCTTTAGTTATAGCATTATCTATACCAGATTCGGGTATGTCTAATAGTTGCTGCACTAAAGGTTCTACTTTTTTAAATACTGATTCGTATACTCTATCTCCTGTTATTTCAGGTATCTGGCGTAATGGATTAGCTTTTACAAAAGTTTTGCATGCATTTTCTAAAGTTTTATCTATTACTTTTTGGGACATTCTTACTGTACTCATAATTTACTCCTTATGATAATTTTTGGGTTAATATTGCAGCTTGCATTTGTTCTTTAAAGTCACTGTCTAAAGTACGTTTGCTTAATAAGTCTGCTTGATTTGCAACTCCATTTACTTTTTTAGTAAACATTTGTTGTATATACCTTTCAGGCACTAGGCTTTCTGCACCAGGCCATTCATCTAAAAACTTTTTCAATGTGGTACATTCAGATAAAAAGTCATCCAATGTATTTACTGAATCAGTAGCTTTTATAGTACCTTCTGAAAAAGAAGTTATTAGACTAATAAGATCAGGATCAGTAATGCAATAACCATTGTTAGCTGTAATGTGATTATCATATGAATGATAATAATAACTTTGGTTTAAAATCATTGGTAATTCTCCTGGCATAGGTATTTGTAAACCTATTTCTCCAGGGTAACAATCTTCTCTACCTGAATATTTATTAGGTTTACTACACCAATTACTTCTTATAGAGAAATTTTTAAATGCTTTAGATTGCACGTTGCTATTTGTATTTTCTTGGTTTTTAGGACAAAGAATTACTACTANTTTGTCTGAAGTTCTACGAGCAATATCGTTTTTCTTCTTTTGTTGACTGCCATCGTAGCTATCCAAGAGAGTTTGAGTTAAATTTAACCATTCAACTTCTAGATCTGAATGCACAAGTTTGTACAATTTTGTTCCTAGATTAGTTAACTCTGGATTTTGTTGATAAGAAGCTATGACAGCCTCTTGAAACGTACTTAATATAGAAGACCTAAGGTCTTTAGTCATTCTTACACTAGCCATAATTTACTCCTTATAATATTACTGTGGCATTTTTAGAAGCCCAGTTTCTAAAATCTTGTTGAAATTTAAATGTTTCATCTCTATGTAATGCGTCGCGCATAAGTATAATTTGAAACTCGGGGTCCATTTTGTCTGCAATTTTGCATATGTTTGGACATGTTTGTGCAGAAGCACGAGATGCTAGTGCACCACATACTGCATACATAATAGATACTTCATGTTTGTCTACTTTAAAACTAGAAGGTTCTTTGAGTAAGTTGTCTATATCAGGCATCTTATCTCTGTATTCTAGGAATGTAATAAACTCGCCTGCTGGACCATCGCCAATCAAACTAGCTACGTCATAGTATTTATCGTCAGCGTTATCTTGTTGGTTTGGTTCGTTGTAGCCAAGTTTTAACGACTTATCTACAAATTCCCAGGTCCTGGGCGTTGGGAACGCATTGTCATCTGGGCTGAAACTGTACAAAAGATCAGTTTTCATACGCAAGAAAGATATAATTGAATCTTCTACACCTTTTTTTGCTGCCCATTTACACCAATCTTCTAAGTTAGGCGCTAATTCAAAATGCGCAAACCTATTTTTTACTGGTGCAGGCATTTGAAACACTGCGGCTTTGTCAGACAACCTGTTGCCTGCAGCTACAATACCCCACCCGGATGGTAGTTTGTACTCACCTAGTTGCCCGGTAAGCAATAGTTGTAGAAATGCGTTTTGTGTTGCAGGTGGTGCAGCTGGTAATTCGTCTATAAACAAAATACCGCCTTTACCATTTTCTTCTGTAGGAAATATACTAGGTACTGCCCACTCAGTTACAGACTGTGCAGCATTCGTTACAATGTGGGGCACACCACGTACATCTACTGGGTCGAACAAATTTGCACGTAAGTCTAGGACTTCCTTGCCAAGTGTTCTGCCTAATTGATTTACTATGTCAGATTTACCTATGCCTGGGCCACCCCAGATCATAGAATTTACTCCAGAACGCAATTTTCTGACGACTTGACGTACTAAAGTTGAGGGTTTTATTTCTCTCATGATGTTTACTCCTGTTATTAATTAATGAGATTGGTTATAAGAATCGTAAGGCTCTTGGTCTTTCTGATCTAAAAAATCTACACACCTAAAAGTAAGTGATACATTTGCTGTTTCTGGGTATTCTACTCTGTAGTCGTACACCAACTGATCCAGCTCTTTAGTTATTAACATAGGCACAAGTTCAAGACGTACAGAGTCTTTTTTGTATGGTTTATTAACCACGGTCAATTCTTCGTTGCCTAATTCTTTAAAAGCTAATGTTATTACTAAATTTTTTATTATCATTGTTATTTATTTATCTGTTATTTTACGTACTTATGCGACGCTATACGTCGCATCATGTACAAACCTCGCCGTGAGACGCCGTGCAGAACCTAAACTGCCGTACTTTACCGAACCGCTGCGTGACTTGCCTGGCCCCGCGACACCGAAACTGCCATAACTTAACTTACCGGACCCGAACCTACCGGGACTCGCGCCGCCTAAACTGCCATACCGAGCGCCACCATGCCGAACGGCACACTGCCACTGCTTACCTAAACTGCCATAATTTACCTAGCCATAACGTAACGCACGCAACCTTGCCGGACCACAACTGCCTGAACACACCGGACGACACAGCGCCTTGCGCCGACACAACTGCCGCATGTAGTAGTGTGCGTAACGGGAGATTAGTAATTTAATTCGCTACGCACTCTACAAAACCAAGTTTTTGATTGCAATTTGATATAAGGCAAATTTGCCCTTGGTTGTGTTTTTTATGCTACGTCTTTCTTTTTTGATGCACGAGCAACTTTTCTTTCTAGTTGTTCGCGTTTCTTAGTAATAGGTGCTTTTGCAATCTTCAATGCTGATTTAGAAGTACCTTTTAATAAATTTAAAGACTGTAACTGATCTTGTAATGACTCCATACGTGATTCTAACTGAGTAAATATCTGCAATGTTAATTCATCATTGTTAATAGCCTCTGCAGTATGCACGAATTGTCTACCTTCATTTCTATTTATACTTATAAAAGCACTTACTGTACGTTCCTCATGGTCTGTAATTATGATCTGTGCTCTAGCAATAAGCATATTGGCCTGATGCAGACGCCACTTTTTGGCGGCACTTGAATCATTCCAATTAAAATATTGATGTAAAGGGTGTTTTTTCTTTTTAGCCTCTTTTAAAACATAAACGGCTGATAGAGCCCCATAAGATTTTTGTATCTTAAGAAGCTCTTCAGTAACGTCTGCGATAGGCTTTCTACCGCGTGCCATTATGCACCTACCTCGAACGTACCAAAAGTACCGTTCTTTTCAGGTCTCCACTCGCCGACTCCTACGGTTTGTCCACCGTGGTTTAACAGATTAGCTATTTGTTCTATAGTTATTCTGTCTGCGTCAAACTTAACAAGCAATTCTGCTCTCCAGTTTTTAAACTCGGGTCTAAACCGTAAGTCTTTACCAGTTTTTACATTTACCGGATCTTTACGCAAGACTGGTTTGTTGCTCTTGATAGAGACACACTCACCATCTGGTGCGTTAGGCAGAACAAAAAACAAAGTTCTTGTATCAGTCATTGCTAGACCAAGACCTTTACCTGCACGCACTGCACACTGTTTAAAAGCTGAGGCTGGAAATCCAAAGCTACCGTCGTCTTGTTTATATGAAGACTTAAGATATTCTTTTTGTGGATCTACAGCTGTACGGGTAGACTTTTTAGCCTTACCTGCACGCACATCTTCCATTTGTTGAATGATGGTTTCTTTCATCTTATTTTGAATAAGAGGGGTTAGACCAGTCACTTTTAATTTCACCTGTTGAAAATTAGGTGGGTTAATAACAATTTTGACATCTTTAGTAGTTGCCATATTTTTTCTCCGATTAATTAAACAAGGTTTAGAGACGAATTTCTAGCGAGCTTAGTAACATATAAACTTGTTGTTGAAGGCGTTTGTATATTACCTTTCCCTTTATAATGAATTACCATCTACATTGGACCACCTAGCGTATACGTAATTTGCCGTTCGTCCTGCGGTCAACTCGCCTCTAAATTTGCACCTAGACTTGCTCTTTTTAATTCATCCTAACCTCAGCCTAGGTGGCTAACGTTCGTAAGGTTAGGGGAGAATGTGATTACACGGACTCTACAATAGAATCTGTGTAGTCTGAACTAGCAATTCTTTGTTCTTTGCCAATGGTAGAGTCAGTATATTTATTATTATAATAATCTGCTAACCTTTGGAAACGACCTTCTAGTGCTCTTTCTACGCGACTTCTTTCTAAACTAAATTTGCCGTTGATATTAAAAAATACCCACAACTCTTTAGATGAATCTCTTAGAAGTCTTGCCTTTCTGCCAAGCTCATGCATCTTTGTTTCAAGAGCAATGAAGCTTTCTGGCTGATCTAACTCTGGGTTAAGCTGTCGCGACCATGACGTATAGTCATATACCGCACAAGCAAATTCTGCCCATGTACGAGTCATCTCACTAAGCATATTAAAACCAGACGTTGGTGCATCTACGAATAGTAAGGGTTTCTTACCTTCTACAATTGCCTCAACTTCTTTGTCATACTTAATGATTTGTGCATCTGTTAGTCTACATGCCGTGTCAGCTTTAGTGTCAAAGATAGCCATACATGCTTGTATAGTACCTTGACTCACTGCCACAACACCGTCTCTAACTAGATAATCTCTGTGTACGCGTTCGGGAAACTGCTTGCCAGTGTTCTGTGGCATTCTAGCCTCAGCACCCTCTGGGTCTGCATTTGTATCTGGCGTATAGTCAGAGTGATCAGTCTTTTGCTTGTAAACAAGCTCGACTGTTTCTAAATCTGTAGGATCGAAATGATCTACAGTAGTGCCTGGTTTAAAGGACTTGGTTTCTTTTTTAGTCATAATAACTCCTATAAAGTAAGACTAATTAATAAAATAAACTCACACTTGTAAGTTCAATAAGGAAAAGGATCTAGGTTACTCCAGCACTAAAGATACTGTAATACCATTCTGTGTGAACAAATGTTCTCCAGACTGATGAATACTTATATATTGCATATCTACTCCTATAATTAAATCAAAAAACCGAAGGGCTCTAGGTTACTACCCCCCTTAGTTACTAATAATTAAATAACGGGCAACATGTAATGTTGTCCGACTCTTGGGAATGACTGAGCTTAATAAAGTAATAACGAATAAGTGAGTTTGAGCGATAAGCGAAGCGCGATGAGCGACCGAAGGGAGTGAGTATGCGGATTAAAATCCAGCGAAAGCGAACGCCATGAGTTATGGTATTAGCTAGCCATGCTAAATATACGAAGTAAACGAAGTGGTATTTAGCGTTGCGGTCTAATAACGTTTATGCGAAGGAACGGGCACGCACGCCGTGCCTTAAAAAAAAGAATGAGCGACCGAAGGGAGCGAATACTATATTTCTTTAAAAAATAATGGGGAGCATTGCGCCCCCCTATATTATTAAGCTTTCTCGACAAAGTCTTTGTAAGCGTAAACTTGTCTACCCTCACTATCTATGACTGCCTCGAGATCTTCTGGCTTTAGTCTAGGCATCCTAGCTTTTGCTTTCTGTAAGTCAGCCTCTGCTCTTATATCGTCACCGAAATTAGACACAGAATTGATTACTTTAGTTTTAGCTGATGACGTAACGTTTAGCACAGTGGCAGAGCTTTTGACTACCACTGATTTTATAAAGCCTAACATTATTCGCTAGCTCCGTTTGTTTTAGCAAACAGCCATACTTGTTGACCAAGTATTTCGATGGCTATTCTGCCGTCGGATGTTTGAAAACCTGAGACAAACGATTGAGGAACTGATTCCCAATACGTATTACCGTCGTCACCTTTTCTAGGAGTCGCTACTCTTAGAATAACTGAGCCTTTACCTGAAGTTACTAGATTCTCGCCTGCTTTAAGACCTTGCGAGTGTAGGTCTGTAGATTTAATATCCATTGATATTTCTCCGTTTATATAATTAATAAAAATCGGTAACACACCGCAACACCCTACTTTATCGGGCAAATATCTAACAGGTGCATTACCTAACGTCACTTATACGCTGAAAGTTCTAACCTTAATCCTCAGTTAGCTTTGGTCAGGGGAGCTGTTTATAGTCTATCCCTGAAGAAGACAATTTATTAATGGTCCAATAACAGTCATACACGTACGTGTTGACTGACAGCGGAGCGAGCCGAAGGCGAGCGGAGCGCGGATTTTACCTAATCCAACACTTGTAATGATAGCCTTCTTTCTTATCTTCTCCGCAATATGGACAATCAGGACGTAAGAACTCTCTAGTTTTCTGATCTACAAGTTGTATTGCTTGTAGATACTTGCGAGCTTGCTCGCTGTCACCTAGTAGTTCTTTAACGTACTCTTTTTCTTGTACAGTTAATTCGTCATCTATATAAGCTGATAACAATATCTTGTCGTCTTCATCTAATAAAAACTTAGACGGGACAGGTCTATCAAGGTTCTTGATTAACTTCTCCTCGTTTTGTTTTATAGAAGGGTACATAAGATATAGCCACATACATATGCTAGTTAACGACATAAAGCCCATAACGCTAGAGAATATAGATATTCCTAGTGTTAAGGTTTGTGAAGTTAGCATTGGAAGGTATGCGTAAGTCATTATAAAAGCCCATATAACTGTTGTAGTTATAGTTAGGACACCAAATACAGCTGTTAGAGCGCTGTCCTCGTTTCTATGTTTATTCATCATAGTTATTTCTCCAATGAGTTATTACTACCTATTAGATTACGGATAACGCGTGCGTTAGCCGTTGGTGTACCACCAGGTAGATGGTTAGTGGTACACGGTTAAGTGATTGATTATGTTT